ATTAGAATTGAATTAGAATTGAATTAGAATTGAATTAGAATTGAATTAGAATTGAATTAGAATTGAATTAGAATTGAATTAGAATTGAATTATTAATAATAAAATTTTTTAATAAATGAAATACATCATTAAAAATATTAGTATTAAAATAGATAGTAAAAGTTATTAATTTAAGATAGAATTCTTTTTTAGTGGAATTTTTAATATCAATATGATTATTATTAATAATATAATCATGTAAACAATCAAAAATATCATTATAATAGATAAAAATGAAACTTTTAATAGTATCAATAGTTAAAGGAGAGAAATAATGAAATAATTTAACAAAAATAAGATTTTCAATTTTAATTAAATTATCCCATAATTCTTCATTATATCTAATATCAATATTTGGTATATTAGAAATAATATTTATATTTATATAAAATGGATTTTTTTTATATTCATTAATAATAGTTTCAATTATATCATCATATCCAATTTTATTATTTTTAATTAAAACTTTATTTGGATATGTTTTTATAAATGAATTTAAATCCATATCAATTATATTCATTTTTTTTATAATTATTATTATAATAGTTATCTTCTATTTTTTATAATGAATTTATTGCAGTCCATTTTTGTCTTTCAAATGTTAAATCCCTTTTTCTCATATATATTATAAATTTTAATGCTTCTTCTTTATTTTCAGGACTTAAAAATAAATTTAAATTATTTAATGATGTTTGATTATTTCTTGATCCAAAATTTAAATCTCTCATTTGTGTTTTATATATATCTGATATAAACATTGGTTGTTCTAATAACCAAGCATCATGTAATTTCTTATATCCAGCTGCATTTTTATTAATTATTTCTATTATATCATTATTATATGTTATTTCAATAGTAGTATCAGTAAAAATAATATCCTTTATATCTTGTTCAATTTCTTCCATTTTTAATTATTATATAGATTATTATAAAAATTTTCTTTATTAGAATTATAATTATTAATATATAAATTTTTATAATGATTTGATTTATTATATTCATTATGATATTTAATATAATATCCTAAATTTTCATTATAATCACCTTTACTCCATCTAGTTGTTCCATTTATATTTCTAACAGAATACATTATATAAGGCATTTCTTTAACTAAATAATTAACATTATTTTCTTCTAAATTAAATTTAAGTAATCTTTCAATATTCCAATTATCATAATTTTTCATTTTATTATAATAATCATTTGATTTTATAACCATATTATTTAATATATTTAAATATGATTCTATTGTTTTTTTTGATAATATTACATGTCTATCTGTATAACCACCATAATATTCTTCATCTGGTATCCATATATTATTTTCATTCATTTTTAAAACTTGAGGATGAGGTAATTGATAAATAAAATCACTTCTAGTTATTATAAATCTTTCATATTCATTTATTAAATTATTTTCTTTTAAATTTTTTAATAAAAACCATCTAAAGAAAATTGATATTCCTCCTGAACCTTCATGTTGATTATAATTACTCTTTATACCTCCTAAAAATTGATCCTTTATATTTAAAAATTCTCTCCAATTTAAATTATTCTCATTATTCTCTTCATTTTCATTTATAATATAATTACTTGCATAATCAAATGCTTCTGTATAATCTTCTAGTTCATTATATAAAAATTTATATTTTGCATATTTAAAAAATAGATTTGAATAATCATAATCATCTTTTATTCCTATACATAAACACAAATCTGCATTTAATTCATCTAATACATTTGTTTTAAATGAATCAAATGTTAATTCATGTGCTCTTGTTTCTGATAATATAATTACTAAAGTTTTATTATTCATATATTTATATTTTATAAATTAAAAAAAAGAATTATTGCGAAGTTCTATAAAAATGAAGGTAGAGAGTGTGGGGTTCGAACCCACGCATACCGAAGTATAGAAGATCTTAAGTCTTCCCCCTTAGACCACTCGGGCAACCCTCCGCAATAATTAAGAAAAATAAATGAGAATTAGAAATATTTACTACTTCTAATTATTAATATAAATGTTATCCTTAAATCATTTTTTTGTATTTAAAAAGAGAAGAAGAAGTATATATAAAAGGGATGTCAATAGTAATTGGCAATTTAACAAATGATAATATAAATGATAATAAATTAAAATTTAATTCATATATTGATTCAAATATAATAAATATTAATATAGATGGGAATTCTTATAAAGATGCAACAGTTAATTTTAAAAATTTAGGGGAAATAGGTGTATCTAATTCATTAATATCAATTAATTATAATAATTCTAATATATTTAATGCAAATGATAAACGTTCATTATTTATTAATGATATAATTATTAAATCAAATATTAATACATATGAAGATATTACAAATATTAATTCAAATCTTAATATTAATTTATATAATAATCCATTAAATTCATTTAATATTTATAATTATAATAATAATAATATTTTTAAAGCAACTAATAATGATATTACATTTAATTTTAATAATTCTAATAAATTAATTATTAATAATAATCAAATTAAATTTGAAGATACTATTACTATTAATCCTTCTAAAGCTTTAATTGTTAGTAATATAAATGCATTTGATCCTAATATACCTATAATTATAGATTATGCAACTTTTAAAAATCTTCTTGTATCCACATATACAGTTAAAAATTCAATTATTATAGATAATGATACAATTTATCCAAATCCTGCAATTACAATAAATAAATATTCTATTGATTGTAATATTATTGATATTTATAATAAAAAAATTATTAATAATTCAAGTAATCGAATTATTTCTATTAATAAAGATGGATTTATTGGAATTGGTTCTAATTATGCAATTTCACCAATTGATATTAGAATTAATTCTGAAAGTAATCCTATTATTTTTAATTATTTTAACACTAGTAATTTAAATTCATCCAATTCATCCAATTCATCCAATTCATCCAATTTTATTTCTTATAATGATAGATTTATTATTAATAATAAAGGATATATTGGAATTGGTACTGATAATATTAAAAATCAAATTTCTATTGATGTTAGAGATGATAATAGAAAAACTTTTAATTATCCTATCATGAATATCAATTTTAATTATAATAGAAATTCTAATTATAGAACATCTAATATTATCGATTTAACTTTTATTGCAACTACTGAAACTAAACCTATTTATAATAATGATGATATTATTATTGGTACTACAGAATATTCTTATGATAATTTTATTCCAACAATGACTTCTAATATTACAATTTATGATGCAACAGCAGAAAATCCTCCTATTTATGAAATATCTGTTATTAATTATATTAATAATGATTATATTAATAATTATAATATTTCTTCTATAATTCCTTATAATACATTTAGTTATACTTCAATATCAGGTATAAATTTTAATGATGTAGATTATGTTATTAATTATACTATTAAATATCCAAATTTTATATCAATTGATACATCAATTACACCTATTATTGAAAGTAGTTTTATTAATTATAGAGAAATAATAATTACATCTTATTTAATTAAACCTACTACAATTCTTTCAAATATTATTAATAATCCTTCAATTTTATATTTAAAGGAAATAAAAAAGAGAATATATATATTTAATCCTAATGATCAAAATTCTTTTAGTATTTTTATAATTCAACGTTTATATATTGAAAAAGGTATTTATGAATTAAAATCTTTTTTAGATTATTTAAGTTTCTTTTATCAACCTCCTTCTGATTTAATTTATGCAACTTCTAATAATAATTTTAGTGTTTCTTTAAGTTCTGAAGGTAAATTATCATTAGCTGATAAAGATATTACTAATAATTATTATTTATATGTTAATAAAAAATCTAGACTAAATAATCTTGAATGTGGAAATATATCTTCTGTTTCTGGTAAAAATAATATTAATTTTAGTTTATGTAATATTTCTAATATTAATAAAGCTTTTATTAATTCTAATATTACATCAAATTTATTTGTAAATAGTGCAACTATTGATAATTGTATTAATAGTAATTTATTTTCTTCTAATATACAATCTTCTAATATTTATTCCTCTAATATTTATTTTAATTCTATTTTTAGTTCCAATTTATCCATTACTTCTAATCTTTTTAATCCTAATATTAAAGTTATTATTGGTAGTAATACTAATCCTTCTTCTAATATTGCTCTTTTAAATATTAATATTAATAATAATATTAATAATAATAATTATAATAATAATATTAATGATAATCTAATAGGAATATCAGTAAATACATTTAATAGTAATATTAATCCATGTATATCAATAAATGGATATAATTCAAATAATTATCCATATTTAATAATGAGTAATATTAATACATCATATTCAATTGGAATTAATAGTAATAATAAGAATTATATTAATTTTGATAATTTTTCATTAATAGATAATAAAAATAATAGAACAATTTTAAAACATATAATATTTAATGATAATATTAATAATCAATTATCATTAGGTCCTTGTAATAATATTATTTTTGATTTAAAAACTCAAGAAATTCCTAATAATACAACTAATAAAATATCTATTGGTTATCCTTTTAGATATCTTATGCAACAAAATCTAAATCCTAATAATTGGGATAATTATTTTAAAGATAATTATTATACTAATGATACTATGTTAAATGTATATGGAAATATTAATTTTTCTACTATAAATAATACTCCTTTTTTTAAATGTATTGCTACTGAATTTCCAAATGAAACTTTAAGTATTAATATAGGTTCTAATGCAATTTCTAGAAATGGTTTTATTTTAAGTGTTGGTGATAATGCATTTTTTTCTTCAAATATTAATGTTGAAAAAGATGTATTTGTTAAAGGTACTATTGGTAATGTTTCAGATATTCGTGTTAAAGATAATTTAATAAAAATAAAAAATTCTATTCAAAAAATTGAAAAAATTAATGGATATATTTATACAAGAATTGATACTGGTAGAACTGAAACTGGTTTAATTGCTCAAGAAGTTATTAAAATTCTTCCTGAAGTTGTTAATATTAATAATGATAGTACTTCTAATAATTATTATAATATTTCTTATGGTAATATGACTGGATTAATTATAGAAGGAATTAAAGAAATAAATGAAAGACTTAAATATATTGAAAATAAAATTATTAATCTATAACTATAAATAGATATATAAATATATATAAAAATATGAATATAACTAGTTTAATTAATCATGATACTTATGATTTTGATTTTCAAAATATTATAGATAATAATATAAGTAGATTAGGTATTTATATTGATAATATTCAATTATTAAGTGATTATATTCAAGAAATTGAAAATATTATTGAAATAAATGTACAAGATACACCTTTCAAAATTTTTTGTTTAAGAAATGATTTCTTTAAATTATCTTTATATACTCAATTATTACCTTTTAGTAATTATATTCCTCATAATAATGGTATATTAGAATCTAATTCTGTTAATTGTAAATTTACAATTTCTGATGTTCGATTTATAGGAGAACAAAAAAATACACGTTTATTTATAAAAATTGTTAATTATGAAAGTCAAAAAATACCTTTAAGTATTGATCTAATTATTTTTGATATTGCAGCAGCTATAATTTTTGAATATTTATTAAATTTACCTGAAAATTCAATTTATAGACATTTTATTCCTAAATATAAAGGTTCAAGTTTATCATTTACTAATAATAATTGGAATTATAATGAAATAATCTATTATAATCCAATATCTCCTTATAATAAAAATTGTTTATATAATGGTATATCACCTTATTATAATCTAAAATCTATTATTCTAATGACAGAAGCTATAAATAATCCATTATCAGTAAGTAATATTTTTAGAAGTCAAAATACTAATTTAATGATAAAAATATTAGAAAAAGCTTATGAATTATATGATTTTATAAAATATTTAGGATTTAATTATGGTTTTATTCATAATGATTTACATATGAATAATATTATTTATAATAGTGATATAGATAATTTAGTATTAATTGATTTTGGAAGAGCAAGTTTTGTTCATTTTATAGATAATATTAATCTTGAATTAAATAAATTTATTATGAATGATTATTATAAATTAGCATTAGATACATTAAATCCTTCAATAACTATTAATAATTATACTGAATTATATAAAAATACACATTTATTTAGATATAATATTTCAATAGGTTATAATAATTATTATTTTGGTGTTATATTTGATCTTATTACTTATTCATTAAATTTTTATATTTATACTATTTATTTTATTAAAAATGCACAACCTAATGAATATAATCAATTTATTGATTTTTTTAATAAAATTATAAAAGTTGATTTTCTTGATGATAAAAAATTAGTATCACATGATATATCTATATCAACTGTTTTAACTATAAGAGAATTAGTTGAAAATTTTGTTGATATTAGAGATAATTTTATTAATCGTTTTATTACAAATTATAATAAAAAAAAAAATTTTACATTTTTATTAGAAGGTTTATTTTATACTGCCTTATTTTTACATTTCAAAAAAATACATGATAATCCATTAAATATTTCTTATAATAGGTATTTTTATAAATCTTTTCAAATTATTTCTAATAATTGTTTATCTAAATTTATGTCTTTTATTCAAAGAAAATTAAAATTATATAGAACTCAATTATCTTCTGATACATTTATTATTTCTTTTATTCCTATTTTTGGTGGTAGTACTCTTATTTCTACTCAAATTTCTCCTTCTATTATTAATCTTAAATCTAAATTTAATGATAAATCTAAATTTAATGATAAATCTAAATTTAATGATAAATCTAAATCTAAAAAAATATTATTAGAAGAAACAATGAATGCATATAAAGAAATATTTATTAATAATTTTAAATATCAATTATCTTATCCTATATTATCTAATAATTCAAATTCTAAATCTAAAATTATTAAATCTATAAATAGTAAATCTTTGAATAATAGTTCTAAATATTAATTTTAGTTATTATCCATAAATCATTATTATCATTTATATTTAATATATATGAATATGGTAAATAAAAATATCCTTTATCACCCCAATATATACCCCATGAATTTCTTAATATAAATCTTTCTTTATAATCATCATATCCACATATTACAACAGCATGACCTCCTAAATATTTATCTTTTATTGTTGGTAATTCTATTATTCCTGTTTTTGTTGATATAAAATTACTATATATTGGTATTCCTACTGCAATTGGTTCATTTTTATCTAACCATTCCTTTATTATTTCTAAATTTCTTTTTATATTAAATGCATTTATTACAAAATTTTCTTTTGCATTTTTATATGCTTCTTCTGTTGGTCTCTTATATAAATTTTCATTTATATAACTCCAATATTTTTCCTCACATATACCATTCTCTTTTAATGATTTTATTCCATCTTTTAAATATGCTCCCTCATCTTTATCCGTCTCATTTATCATCAATCTCTCATTATAATATAAAAATAATCTAGAACCTCTAAATTTATTATTATATATTTTATAATCATATTCAAATATTGAACATAATGAATTTGCTGTACAACTTCCCATCTTTCCTTGATCATATATTTCTGGAAATTTATCTCTTAAATCTACTATCTTCTTTATATTAGTATTAATATTAGTATTAGTATTAGTATTAGTATTAGTATTAGTATTAGTATTAGTATTAGTATTAGTATTAGTATTAGTATTAATAAAGAAGTTTCTTAAAATAAATATAAAACAATCACTTGAATAATTTTCATGAAGTAAATAAAAATATGGTAATTCTAAATAAATATTTAAATATTTAATAATAAATATTTGATTATTATTATCAAAACCACAAATGACAATACAAATACCTCCTAATAAAATTTCATTCTTTTTTGGTATTTTTATTTTTTTTTCATTATTATTTAAAGTTTCTTGAAAACTTTCATAAATATTAATAGATACTATAAATGGTTCATTATTTATAAGTGATAATAATAAACTTTGTAAATCTTTTTTTATTTTTATTATATCAAATTTATATTTAGTTTCTTCAGCTTTTTTATAAATTTCTTCTAAAGGTTTTTCATTTATATTATTTATATTATATGGATAATCTTCATATGAACAATAACCATATTCTAATAATTTTTTTATTGAATTATTTATATTATATGTATCTGTATCTAATCTTTCATTATAATATAAAAATTGTCTTGAACATCTAAAATTAGGTATATCATATTCTATTAATGTTGCAATTGAATTTGCAATACTTCCTAAAAATTCATAATTATTTAAAGAAGGCATCCATTTTCTTAAATCTATTTGATTTATATATGATAAATCACTAATAGTAAATGTATTTTTATTTAATAAATATGAATTATTATAATTATTATCTATAATTACATCAAAAATACTCATTTAAAAAATTATTATTTAATTTAATTATAGAAATGAATTCTAAATTAAGGTCTTTAAATAATCCTAATTCAAAATCTTTAAATAATCCTAATTCAAAATCTTTAAATAATCCTAATTCAAAATCTTTAAATAATCCTAATTCAAAATCTTTAAATAATCCTAATTCAAAATCTAATTCAAAATCTTTAAATAATACTAATTCAAAATCTAATTCAAAATCTAATTCAAAATCAATATCAATAACTTCAAGAGATTTAAAAATAGAAGAAATGAAAAAATTAATAAAAAATAAATATTCAGAAGAAAATGAAAAATTTAATCGTCATAAATGTAATGAAAAATTTAAAATAATACAAGAAACAATATTTACAAAAAATTATTTTACTTCTTGTGAAGAATTATTTAATTCAAATGAATATATTTATTTAACTTCATTAGATACTTTTAGACATTTTATTTATAGAAATGAAAAATCAAAAAATTTAAAAGATTTTGAATTTTTTATAAAAATAGTAGATACATATAATCATTTAAATATTTATTATTATAATATTTTTTGTCCTGAAATATTAGAATCAGAGTTTTTAAAATCTGCAATTTTACTTGATTTAGATGAAAATCAAATTAATATTGATAAAATATCTCATAAATCTATTTTTTATTTAGAAAGAAAATATTTTACATCTTTTTAATATTTTTTTAAATAAAAAATAGATTTATTACATTATTCTTTATCTTCTTTATCTTAATTATCTAATAGTAAAGTTTTTATATGTTTACAATGTTCTAGAATTTCTTTATATGACCTTAACCTATTATAAATTTACAATTAGTTATTGGATTTTTCTTTTATTCTCTTTCTTTTGGTGTTTTAAATTGTTTACAATGTTTTAATATTTCATTATATTTAGGTTTATCTTTTTGTATTGCTCTTCTTGTTATTGGATTTATTTCAGGATTTTTAAACCATTCATTACAATCTTCTTTATTTAATTCATTTATATCAGTTTTCTTCTTTCTTTCTACTTTTTTTTCTTTTG